TGATTCGCCCTGTCCTGAAGTCCCCGCTCCCCGGTCTGCTTGACAATTTGCAGGCGGTTAGGCTCGCCGAGTCCACATCCCACTTTAGATATCCGCCCGCAACCGCGATGTCAATAGCTCTGGCTGTGTATGAAAAGCGAGAACGCGTGCGCTCGTGCAGTTTCATAAAGTGGAGCGACGTGTCGCCATTTCGGGCGTGCCGCACATATTGGACGAGAGATGTTTTCCGCTTTAGCTTGTCGGCGAGCGCATCATCGGTAAGGATTGCGGCGGCTATGAAATGCAGGATGACGATGGGGTCGCGTCCTTCTGGATGGCTTCCCTTGTACGCTTGCGTGAAAAGGTATAGCAGATACGCGCCAATAACAGGCGTGTGCCATGTGCGGTACTCATCGACGAGAAGGCTACTATCTGCTTTCATGCTGCCTCAGTCCTTCTTGATTTTATCCGGCCATTGCGGATGCCATCCAATCGTGTCGCCCTTGTTGGCAATGCGATGATACGTCCCCTCCGCCATTCTTCCTTGGGTCGGCTTGTCTGCAAGCGGGATTGCGTCTCCCTGACTGCTACACATTCTTAGCGTTTCTGCGCCTCTTGCCTCGTCGCTTTGCCCAGGGTTGTGCGCCCTATTGAAGATTTCATCGTGCTTGTTCAGCAGCCGGCTCTCATATTCCATGAGGTCGTCTTCGTTGTACAACTCATATTCGTACCACTTTTGCCTGTTCATTTCGGCAGAGCAGTACGCCTCGAGTGCCCTGGTGAGTAGGGGTAGACCTTCTTCCCCAAGCAATTCAATGTGCCTAATGAACAAGGGGTTTTGTGAACTAACGGCAGCCATTTCCTTTGCCCGCTCGTCGATTGAGCATTTCGAGAAGTAGTCTATCAAACGCTTGGTGTAGATTCTCGAAATGATCTGGTGACTTTCCGTAGTCCACTCGCTATAGGAAAGCGTTGCGCTTTTGTCGCGGTCTGTTTTTTGGGCAATCCACATCAAGCATTCCATCGTATAGCGATGGATGTTGTCATTCGCCGTAAGATGAAAATAAGCTTTGACCTTCTTCTGGACATCGGCAATGGACAGTCCATTTGCGCTGCTTGTGGCTGCAACCTCGTCAACTGCAACGGCACATCCGTCATCGTCCATGTCAAGGACGGCAGACAGAATTGCGAGATGCTGTAGGTTTATTGCAGGGGCTGTTGTCATGTCACTCCTCCTGCCGCTTTTCGTTCTCTGGCTCTGGCTTGGCCTGTACATCCTTCGCCGGGCCGACGGCCTTGGGCGAGCGCACCATGAAAGGTATGCCGCCAGTCCTCACCACCTCGTTCATGAAAATGGTCACAGCTGCGCTGAACGAGATCCCGATGTCGTTCAGAATCTCGTCGCAGGCGCGTTTCAAGTCGTCATTCAGTCTAAGCGTTGTAGTCATGGTTCGCTTCTTTGTAATGCTTTGTTATTTGCAAACGACATATATTATATCATATTAAGCCCATAATCCGCAATGAAGTATTCAGAATTTCAACCATGCGAAGGTGCCTAAGCGCACAAAAAACCTTGTTTGGGCATGATTCCGAAGAAAGTCTGTTAAAACAGTGTACCAAATGTCGTATAAGAGAGTGGGGACGGGCAACTGGCGTTGGCATTTCCATTGTGCGCATTGTGTGTTGGCGTTTTGCCGTCATCAACGCGAGTCGCCGTCTCTTTTCATTCTCAAGAAAGGAAACCCATGAACAATATCCTTCCGTTCTTTGCGGACATACCCGCAGACGAGTACCACCAGGCGGCGAGGGACGGGAAGTTCCTGTCGAGCCATCTCCTCGGGGACTTCAGGAAAAGTCCGAGACTCTACCGCAAGAAGATGACGGGCGAGATCGCGCCGGAGGACACGGCGGCGTTTCTAACTGGACGCGCCGTGCATACCCTCATACTGGAGGGCCGGGCAAAGTTCGACGAGGAGTTCCTCGTCTCGGACGGGCCTGTGAACCCCAAGACGGGCGAGTCGTTCGGCAAGCTCACGAAGGCCTACAAGGAATGGGCGGCGGCACAGACGAAGGACGTCGTGTCGGGAGCGGACTTCAACTTCATGTCGCAGCTCCAGCAGAGCGTATGGACGCATCCCGTTGCAAGCCTCCTGCTCGACGACGGCATTGCGGAGCAGACCGTCCGCACGACCTACTTCGGCGTCGCCTGCCAAATCCGCATGGACTGGTTCAGGGCCGACTACGAGGGGCGTCCCGTCATCTGCGACCTCAAGACCTGCGAGACGCTCGACTGGTTCGAGAGCGACGCGCGGCGTTTCGGCTATCCCGCGCAGGCCGCGTTCTACCGCGAAGTCCTGCGCACGGCAAGCGACGGCGAGATCGTCGCAGACTGCTATCTCATTGCCGTGGAGAAGCGCGAGCCTTTCCGCTGCGGCGTCTGGAAGCTCACCGACGGAATCCTCGAAGCGTGCGCCGTGGAGAACGAGCGCGCGATTGCGGAACTCGCCGAGTGCCGCAGGACGAACGTCTGGCCGACGAAGACGGAGGACTTGCGCATCCTCGATGTGTAGGACGCAAACGGCAATCTACTTCAAACTGGCGGGCGGTGTTTCACCGTCCGCCTTTTTCATGCACACACACAAACAGGAAAGGAAACGAAAATGGGCAACCTGCTCGATTCGATAACAACGGGACGCCAGCCGCAGCCGCCACGCATCATGATTTACGGCTCCGAGGGAGTCGGAAAATCGACCTTTGCGGCATCCGCCCCAAAGCCCGTCTTTGTGCAAACGGAAGACGGACTCTCCGAGATCGACACGGCGAAGTTCCCGCTCTGCGCGACATACGCCGACGTCGTGGAGCAGCTTAAGGCCGTCCGAGACGGCGAGCATGACTTCCAGACGCTGTGCGTCGACTCGCTGGACTGGCTGGAGCGTCTCATCTGGGACCGCGTCTGCCAGGACTATGGGGTCAAGTCCATTGAAAAAGCCGACGGCGGCTACGGCAAGGGCTACACCTACGCGCTCACCTACTGGCGCGAAATCGTGAAGCTTCTGAACGAGATCCGCGCCAAGCGCCAGATGGCGGTCATCCTCGTCGCCCACGCGAAGGTGGAGCGCTTCGAGGACCCGGAGCATCCCGCATACGACCGCTACCAGCCGCGCCTCCACAAGGCGGCGAACTCGCTGATCTGCGAGTGGGCGGACGCGGTTCTCTTCGCGACCCGCAGGATGCGCGTCGACTCGACGACCGGCAAGGCAGCCCCCGTCGGGGCAGACGGCGGCGAGCGCGTCATCCGCACCAACGGCTCTCCCGCGTTCAACGCGAAGAACCGCTATTCGCTTCCCACGGAGATGGCTCTCTCGTGGACGGCCTTCATGGAAGGCATGAAGGTTGGCTCGAAGAAGTAAACCCCACCAGAAAGGAATCCAACAATGGCACAACTGAACTTCAACGCGGCGGAGATCGACACGACCTCCCGCGACGCAATCCCTTCCGGCACCTACGAGGCGGTCGTCACCGACTCGGAGATGAAGGCTACGAAGAACGGCCTCGGCATGGGCATCAACCTCACGTTCGAGATTCTGTCCGACGGTCCCGCCAAGGGGCGCAAGGTGTTCGTGTGGATCAACTACGAGCATCCGAAGGCCGAGGCGCAGCGCATCGGACGCGAGGAGCTGGCGAGCCTCTGCAAGGCGGTCGGCGTCGCCAACCTCACGGACACGAACCAGCTCCACAACCTCCCGCTCATGGTGACGGTCGGAGTTGACCGCAACGATCCGACGCGCAACGTCGTCAAGAAGTACGCGGCGAAGGCGGCGCAGCAGACGCCCGCCGCGCAGATCTCTTCGGCGACCGCATCGGGGACGCCCCCGTGGAGGCGCTAGAGTTCGACCTCCCCTGGCCGCCCAGCGTCAACAACTACTACCGCCACGTCGGGCCGCGCGTCCTCATAAGCCGCGCGGGGCGAAAGTACCGCACGATGGTCGTAAGCCGCCTCGGAGGGCTCAAGACGCTCTCCGGGGCGGTTTCGCTTTCGCTCGAGTGCTACCCGCCCGACAGACGGCGGCGCGACCTCGACAATCTCCTCAAGTGCCTGCAGGACTCGATTACGGCTGCGGGCGTCCTTGACGACGATTCGCAGATAAGGCGTCTCCAGATGGAGATGCTCGAACCCATCGAAGGAGGACTCGTCCATGTACGACTTGAGGCCATACCAGGGCGACGCCGTTGAAGCGGTGTACAGGCACCTCCGTGAGAAGGACACGAACCCCTGCGTCGTAATCCCGACGGCGGGCGGGAAGTCGCTCTGCATCGCGCAGGTCGCCAAGGACGCCGTGACCAGG